TCATCGAGAGCATCCACGAGTTCTTTCTTAGATGCAAGGTTACCGATTGAATCGATGACCACAATAACTTTTTCACCATTCTCGATGTTATCAAGTTGACCGATCAAGTCAAACTTTAATTCTTCAACGTTAGTGATTGGAACATGAAGAACACGAGAAGTATCAATACCAAACGTATCGAAGTATGACTGAGGTGAACCAAACTCTGAATCATAGAACAACATAACTGCTTCAGGGTCAGACTCTAGGAATGCTGCGGCAATCTTCAAGGCAAACGAAGTTTTGAAATGCTTAGATGGACCCGCTAAAACGGTAAGACCTGGCGCCAAACCACCCTCAACGGATCCTGAGAGCGCCACGTTGAGCATTGGGACGTCGGTCTTAACCATTTCTTTGTTTGTAAAGAACTCTGACTTATCAAGGCGCTGAGTATGCTTGAGTTTACTGTTCTTTTGTAGTTTAGCCATTAGTGACATATTTTAGTTCCTATAAATGAATTCAATTGCGCTGTTTGCTTCAAGTTCTAGAGGTCTATTATCATACCAATTTCCTGTATCTTTGTCAAACTCTCTACATAAATCAGCAATTTCTTTTGGGGTTATGGGATATTCTGATTTGACTGCATTGCCAGCAATAGCAACCATAATCTGAAACATTTTGTGATACCAACCTGTTCCGCTGATAGTCATATACTCTTGAGCAAGGCGCTTAGGAAAGAACGGACAGTCACGATAAGATGTCCAGTGTATGTCATTGTTTTGCGCTTGCTCTTTTCTGTAATTGATAACTTGATCTCGAACTGCAGGTGGAAGTTTATCTAGGAAGTTTTTATGTTTCGTCTCTGCCGTAAACTCATATGCCTCCATCAGATCAAACGGGTTCATAAACTTACCGCTGTTAGCAAAGATGAAGTTGAATGCATCTGGATACTGCGCAGGAACATAGTACATTCTAGAAGTATCTTTAGTTTGTTTGTCTCCTATGTCTTTCAGTTTCTTGTTAAGAGCATACCAAAAATGTGGTATCTTGTCACCTGGCACCTCATCTGTCAGAGGGAATACCAATCTAAATTTAGGTTGGATTGCAGTAGATGAAGCAGTTGAGTAACAAATAAATTCATACTCTCCGCATATTGACCGTATAGTTCCACGGAGATCGCCCACAGGATTATAATCGTCAACATCGACAGCACACCAACGACCCCAACGATTAACATTCTTATTAGAACGGGTGCTATCAGTATGATAAACAGCAGGACTAATAAGGGGAGAAGAGTTTGGTCCACCTTTAGCGCCTTCTTTTTCAAATAAATTCATGAGCAGTTCCGAGAACTTTTCCCAAGTGTCGAAAGACATTTGACGGTGTGTTTTGTTGTCAAATGTATTTTTAAATATAGTCAAGGAAAACATATATGTTATTCTATGCTATTTCGTTACGAATGTCAAACGAAGAAATCTTCCAATGACGCCTTGGGAGAATCTTCCCATCCAATAGCATGTAAGATAGGAAGCAGCGGTTCAAGAAAAGATTTTGAAAACATAATGTTGTAGTCAATATCTTTGTGAAGTTTTAATTCAGATGGCAGGTTGTTTGGGAACGCGATGACGTTTTCCCTGATCCTGTTAGGAACCTTTAGATAGACATACTTGATCTTCTCACCATCTTTGATAATCTCATACTTCTGATCAAGTTTTTCTTTCAGAACGTGATAGTTATATAGCAGAGATCCGCGAGAATGAATCGGCGTACCCTTAGTGTAGATTGTTTTTCTATCATTCCATTTTTTAACATCTCGTACTGTTCGGGGAAAGGCAATCTCTTCGGGCGATAGGTTGTAGAACTCATTTTTAAAATCTGCGATAAACTTTTGAGTATCTGTTTCAGTTCCAGAAATAATTACCTTGAATATTTGTTCAAACTTGTCGCGGCACACCTGAGGTGTACTGGACTTGACTGCCTCAATACCCATGATCTTAAGTTTAGGTTCGGCATATTGAACGCCCTCGTTATTATGAACGTTCAGAATATACCTTTTCTTTGCTGTCCAGATACCACGATCAGCAATCGCTTCGCGCTTCATAACCATACGATTTTCATATGCATTTGTTTCTTTGGCGAACTGATCATAACCCTTGGCGATAACCTTTTCGAAGTGTTGGCAAACACCATCAAGAAACTTAACAGGGTTCTTTGGTTTGTTACTCTCAACTAGTTTAGACATGTCAATGTAAACTGAGTCAGTATCAATCGCAATAACATAGTCTTCGTCAGTCGATAGTAATTTATTCATCTCATCGTTGACTGACTTTTCTGCTGTTAGAATGGCACGCTGACCTGTAGTTGTAATCGCTTCAGCAATTCTCAGGTCAAAGTATCGAAACCATTTGTTAGCCAAAGCACCATAAAGAGAGTTCATCAAAATCTTAATTGCCATCTGCTGATTGTCAAAGATAGTGATATCGTTCTCAAGTTTTTTGGTTGGTGCCTCTTGATACTTTTTCTTTGCCTCGAGCATTTTATCTTTTGCTTCAACGCGGTCAGCATAGAACTTCTTAATTACCTTGGGAATAATACCTTCAACGTCTTTACGATAACAACTACCGTTTGCTGCCTGAGCAAAGTCACCTTCACCCTCTAGCGTCAGGGTTTCGGGCGACATGTTATACTGTACGATAATGTTAGGGTAAAGAGAGTTCAGGTCAAAAGAACAAACCCAATCAGTTCTGCCGATCTTTGGGTCTTTCACAAACCCGCCGACAATCTTGTTCTTGGTCTTCAATTCTTTGGGCGGAACTACTATGTTTTCCTTGAGTAGTTCGTTGTAAATAACTGAATCCCATATCTGAGTAGTTCCAAACGCGTCGTTATAATTACTCTTTGCTTTATACGCCATGGTCATTGCTAGGGTAATCAATGCCATCTTTTCCTCAAGGCGATCTACAAGTTCAACGTCTTTGATATTATAATCAATGAACTTCTGATAGTCATGCTTATAGAGAGAGTGGAGCGAACCATACTCATCGTATGATAGTTTATTTTCGCCGAGAACCTGGTGAGCAATGTGGTCCAGTTTAAATGACTCTTGCTGTCCATATGTCAGAACACCAAACTTCTGAAACAGATCAAAGTAATCAAGTTGAGAAATACCTTCAAGGTCGTATGTGTTTACTTCTTGACCAGTTCTAGTATGAACGAGACGGTCATTAATCAAACCCCAAGGGGAAAGTTTTTTAGTTTCCTCAGAACCAAGCGTTGAATTAATACGATTAACGAGATACGGTATATCAAACATCCGAGTGTTCCAACCAGTAACAACGTCAGGAACATTTACTGCCGATGACCACCAACCAACAAATGATTGAAGAAGATTGTTCTCGTTCTCGCAATAAAAATACGTTACGTTTTTATCTGTCTTAGAAACATCATATTCATACAAACCCCAGACGTAATAAATGTTGTCGATGTTATTCTTACAGGTGATTGAGATGACTGGGTGTTTTGCTTCTTCCGGGAGGGGAAACCCTTGATCGGAAGCAACCTCAATATCAATAGTCGTTACGTTGATTTGCTCACGATCAAACTTTACATCTTTTGGAAATGCTTGAGCAAGAAACTGACAAACATAATTCTGCATGCCATAGACGTTGTGATTAGTCACATCTTCATACTTTCTAAAGTGATCAGATGCTTCTTTCATTGTGGGAAAAGTTACGGGTTCAACTAACTGACCGTACAGGGTTTTGTATTTTCCTGAGGGGTTTCGACTAGTTTCGAAAATAGTTGGTCCAAACTTAAATTTTTCTTTCACTCTCTTGCCGTCTTTGTAACCACGGTAGAGAATGGCGTTGCCTTTACGGGATACGTTTGTATAAAAATTCATACACTCATTATATTATAAAGTAATGCGGAAGTCAAAAGGTGGCGCGCCGTTTTTCAAACGGGAACGACGCAAAACCCAACCACATTAGATCATAGGTGCGGCATATATGTTGCATTTACCATCATTTCGGGGTACATAATCGGACCCGCGAAACCACCGGCAATAGCACCAAACAACAGCACTCCTAAAGCAACATTGCGTAGTTTAATCAGCATGCTGTTCTCCAAGATCTACTCGTACTGGTGTAGTTACTTGGTAACCCATCTTCTCCCACTGAGCGATAGTGCGACACTTACGCTTCATGCGGGTTTGACCAGTTACATCACGTACTTCTACTTTTGCACAAAACTTACCTTCCTCAGATGCCTTTGCGACATATGATTGAGGATCTGCTTGTACAGGTTGTGCTGCTAATGCTGCAGCAAAGATTACACCGCTACATGCGGTCATGATTTCTTTTTTCATTTTAACGTCCTTATGAGTTAGATTTTGATTTCGATCTTTCTCGGACGCTGTGCTTCGGGCAGTTCAACTCTCAAATTAATGACTAGTAAACCGTTGACGAATCCAGCTCCATCAACGACAACATGGTCAGCGAGTCTAAATGTTTCCACGAATTTCTTGGTAGTAATCCCTTCGTGAA